ACGACCACCAGAAATATTGCCATAATTCCAAATAACTAAATTACGTTCAGGGTCTACTGCTGTTGATATAGAGTCAATATCACCAATGTTAGCGTTGTTAAAGAAATATCTATCTACCTTTTCAGAACCTATACCTGTTAATGTTTGACCGTTGGTTGCATAGAAACCATCATCAGATAAGAAGTAAGCTGTACCTGAGTATTGTGCTACAGAGTTACCTTCTATACATCCTACGTTACGAGAGATAGTGTCAAATTGGAATATAAGCGGTGTGCCAATATATGACATTCTGACAATGGCTTTTTCTAAGAATACAATACCAAACTCGCCACCAACGACTTGAGTTATATCCCCGCCATCGGGAATCAACTGATAGTCACTTTGTGATGTTGCTGTAGTAGTCCAAGTGCTTGCATCATTAATTCCACTCCACTGCACTTTGTTAGGTGATGTACCTGCACCAATATTACCTGCTACTACAAAGTCACGAACTACTGTAATGTATTTAGCAATAGGTGCTTCTGAACTTACATCTGCAAAAGCTGTAGAGCTATTTACATCAAAAGACTGTATCTTTTCAGAGCCATTAGAGGCTAGTGCAAGAGTACCAAACTGTAAGAATTGCCATCTATTTGTGCCTGTATAACCACCTGCTTTAGACTCGTCTACTAGAGATAAGTCGCCATTATCTACTTTAAATAGTTTAGTAGCACCACCAGCAAAGATAAATACGTCATTGTCTAGTTTAGCAGCAAAGCAATTATTCAAGTCTTCTGAAGCTGCACCTGAAAATGTTACTGCTGACTTAAAAGGACCATATCCTACAGCCAATGGAATAACATTATTAGCTTCTGATACTGTATCTAATATACTAGGTTGGTCAGGTAGCCAGTCTTTAAAAGCTATGCGTTGTACTGGCATATTAAGCCTTCATAATGTAGCAAAGGGCATAGTATGGTGGCAAGTTAGCATTTGTGCCACTTGAACCGGAAGAAGCATTTGTTGTAGCAACTGTAATACCTGTTGTTTGAGAATTAGTGTTTCTGCTTGCACCTGGATTATCAGCACCTTGAATGTATGCGCCACCACCGTTTGGTGTACCACCAGAAGCATTTGCAATTACATGTAAGTGACCAGGGTCTGTTACTGTTGAAGTTGCAGTATGGGTATGAGATACGACAATAGCGTCTGCACTACCACCTGTTGCACCTACAGCGTATGTAGATGTAGCACCTACTACGAAACGGTTACGTAAGTCTGGTGTAGAACTTGAACCATCACATAATAACCAACCACTAGGAATAGATGCTGAAGAACCTGACCATAGCATTATCATACCAGCTACAAACGTATTACCCCATGTAGGTGTTGTACTGCCACCTGCTGATAACAATACTTGACCAGAAGCACCTGCAGTTCCGTCTAGTCTAAATGCACCTGTAATGTCAACTTGACCTGAAGAAACTAATGTCCCTGCTACTGTAAATGAGTCACCACTAGAACCTGTTTGTTGGTCTTTTAGTAATGCCATTAAACTACGAACAGCGTTGTTTAAGTTAGCTGGTGAACAACCTTCAGCAATATTGATATTAGTGATATCCGTATTATCTGCTGCTGTTGTGCTAAATTCTGAAATTTTGGTTTTTGCCATTTTTTATCCTTGTCTAAGCCATGTATCTGATGATGGTGAAATTGTTGTCCATGTGTCTGAACTTGCTGATGATGGTGTCCATGTATCTGAAGATGGTGTGACAGGTGTCCATCCTTCACCTTGTATAATTCCGTTTGCTGTAACTGTGGCTATAGGGGTTATAGATGCACTTGCACCTGCTACAATACCACCTAGACAAAAGACACTAGCATTAGCGACTATTTGTCCATTACCACTTACTACATATCCTCCTAAACAAGATACAGTTGCATTTCCTGTAATACTTGCAGCGTTTGTTCTGATAACTACATAATTGAGTTCTACTGAACCGTTAGCAGTAATACTTGCTGAACCTGTAATCTCAAACGAACCTAGTGCAGTTACAGTAGCGTTACCTGTAATTGAACCTACACCATCTCTTATGCGTAAGTAAACAGCACTTACATTAGCAGTTCCGTTTATAGAACCAGTATTTAATCGTATTCTTGTTGCATTACTTGTAACTGTTGCGTCTGCTGTAATAGCAGCACTAAATGGTTTTATTGCATTAGCGTTAGCAGTAACAATTGCGTTTGCATCTACTTGAGCAGAGGCTAATACTATGCCTCCTATCTTACCTAACGTGCTAAACGAGGTTTCAGCAAATGCACTTATACCAAACATTATTCACCCCAGTTTTGTGCGTTTAATACCTCTATAAGAGCTTCTACAGTAGTTGATGCTTGTATATCAGTTTCTAATCTATTTGACTCTGTGATGATTTGTGTGCGTTTTAGAACTATATCTGAAGGGATATCTACATTTCTTTCAGCTTTACGAATAACATACCAGTCTGTAGCATTAAGTAGTTTACCTGCTGTATCTTTAACTTGAGCTACAAATTGAGACTTTAAGCCTTTAGTAACTACTTGTTCTGTAGTATCAACCATAGACTCTGTAGCTTTGTCGTACACTTTTTTGTAGATTGGTGAGCCATCTTCTTTAGTTTCAAGTTTATCTTCAAGGGCTTTAGGGTTATTAATATTACCATCCCAATAAAACCTATCATCTGCACGAATAGGGTCTGCTACCCATGTAATGCCAATAGCTGCTTTTTGTTCCTCTGTAGAAACATTAAGCCATTGTGGTGGGTATTGTGTGCCATTAGCATCATAAAAGGATGTTCCCTCTGCTAATCTATTTCCGTTTAGTAAAAACATTTGTTACTCCTGTTATCTTGCGTTACTGTTTTTAAATGGGTTTTCTGCAAATGCCATAAATATATAAGTTGCACCAGAGCCGTTAATTCCGTTTGTAGTTGCTCTTATTTTAAATCCGTTTGAAACAAAATCCATTCGTGTGTCAGTTGCTTCTGCATTTGATAAATTAGCATAAAGTTCAGCATTTACTACATTGGATGGGTTTCTAGCATCATCATACATTCGCCAAGCAGCATTGCCAGCTTGGTCGCTACTTGAACATTTAACCATAACAAAAGCTGGTCTAAATCCTGTGTAAACAAACACACCATCAGCAGAACCATTACCTGTGTAAGAACCAAACTTACTAAACCCTGCTATTTCTGCCCAGCAATAGGCTACCATATTATTTGTTGAGCCATTTGCAGCAGGAGCATTGCCAACACTAAATACTGTTGATGTGGGTGCTGTATCATTCCAAAGTGATGATGATGTTTGAGCGGCAGTTGTTTGACTTAATTCTATCCATTTTGTAGCACCAAGACTTGCATGATATACAACCCAATTTGTTGAACCAGCAGACCTATTTTTTACAATATACATTTTTGGAGCTACACCTAACCCATGTCCAATAGTTGCATTAGCTCCTGTTCCTGTAAATGTAGCTATACTAAACCCAGCAGTTGCATTTAAAGACACAGTAGAAGTAACTGTTCCTGCTGTGTTAGAGGATGTTGAGCCTTGACCAGCTTGCCATTGCCAACCTACATAAGTTGCGGCAGATGTATTCATTTGAGCTAATGTGCCTACAGTAAATCCACCTGTGCCAAAAGCAGTTAAACCTTGTGCTTCTGTTGTTTCAGCATTTGCATTATTGCTTTCTATTTGTTTAGTAGTTCCACGAACAGAGTCATATAATGCATGGTCTGTAGCACCGCTTCTACCTTTTACCCATACCAAATCAGGTTGAAAACTACCAGCATTAGTTACTGATAAAGAACTTCCTGTTCCTGTATATAGCGTTGCATCCATATAACTATTACCTTTAACAATAGTGCTTGTAGGTAGGTTAAATGTGTTTAGTCTTACAAAGCCTGTAGGAGGTGTGTAAGAGAATGGTCGTTGTCCAAAGTTCATAGCAGCAGCCATAGTTCCATGCCCTACTGCTGGGACATAAGTATCACCTGTTAATCCTGTAAATGCTGCATTAGTTCCTGCTGCTGGGTCACCACTATTTTGCCATGTGCCATTTTTACTAAAAAATAATTTACCATTAGTAGCATCAAAAGCTACACCAATAACATCACCATTAGTATATGAGTTACCATAAGAAGTTGATACATTATTATTAAATTTATTTCCGTTAGTTCCAAAATATCCATAACTAGCTGCAGAATATCCTACAAAACCAAACAAAGTTTCTGTCATTTTATTAAGACCAATCATTGCAGCATTGGCATTAGTTAATGTTGCTTCCCAATAATATTTACCACTATCCATTCCAATAGTAGCTACAGATGAACCATCAAAACTAGCAGAATAATTTAAATTGCCCCCAGCAATAGTTACACTTGAGTAACTTCTTAAAGGATTTAACACAGCATAATTAGCCACAGTCGCACTTGTTAGCGTAGGACTGTCTATCATAGCATCATAGGTTGTGCCAGCAGTCACAGATATGTTATTAGTAGTCCAGTAGTTTGCATTTCCACTAAAGTCTTTACCTAGACCTGCATTAGAACCTGATGTAGTAGCTATGTCAGAGAATTTAAGGTAGAATCCGTTAGTTCCATATGTGCCTGTGTATGCTTTAGGTTTCCATACACCTGTTGTTGTATCTGTTTCACCAAATGATGATGGTGTTAGAGCTTGTCCGTCTACACTATTAAATTCTGCAAGGTATCCATCAAAGTATCCATCACTTGTTCTAGCTTGTCTACCAATGTTTTGTGTTACATTATTATTCCAAGCTAATTGAGTATTTTGAGCAAAAGCAGCACCAGATGTTGTTACTTGAGTTCCGTTTACATATAACTTAACTCTATTAGCGGCAGTTGCTTGAGTTGAATCTACAGCAGCAACAATATGATACCAAGCACCTGGATCACGATATACAGCAGCAGTTTCTTGAGCTGAAGTCCAATAACCAAAATATAAAACATTACCTGCTGTAAACCTTAAATCAAATAATCCGCTATCACTATCAGCACCATAAGCACTACATATCTTTTGGTCTACTCCAAGAGTTCCTCTTTTAACCCAAACAGATATTGTCCATATTTGCCTATTACCAGCACTTGCAGGTGTTCTATTAAGATAAGCAGATGCAGAGCTTCTCAAACGAAGTGAGTTGTTTATGTCATAGCCACCACTAGAGATGGCATTACTATTGTTTAAAATAGCCATTAAGCCATTGCTCCACCAGTAGTTACATATACATTAGTACCATTAGAGAAATATGACAATAAGTATGTACCTGCTGCTGATACTGTAGTTAAGAATGATGTATTTACTTTAGTAGTTGCTGCTGCTGTAACTGCATGACCACCAGTATTAATTAAGAGAACATAACCTGACTGACCTGCTGTAATGTTAGTAAAGGTAAGAGCAAATGTTCCTGAAGGTGTGCATGAGAAGTTATTAGTGACGTTCATGTCAAATGAACCATCATTGTCTGTAGTGACTGTGCCACGCTGTGATGCTGTGAATGTAGCTGCTGTGCCTGGTGCTGCGTAGTCTGTACCAGCAGAAGCCGCAGTAATTCCAGTAGAGCCATCACCTTTTTGAAGTGCTGTACTAGAAGTTAAGCCAATAATAGTATCGCCTGACTGTAGTTCTTGTATTGTTGTGCCATTAAGCACTAATCCATAACGAGTTGCCATAATTTTCCTTAACTTACTGTAACATTAATTGTTGAGCCACTTCTATTTAATACAGGTAAAAATCCATTAGCTAAAGCAACGTCAGCAGTGGTTGTGTCTCTTTTTGTGACTACCATTTTAGTAGGTAAATTACCTAAATAGATTGCTTTTTCAGCAGGGTAAGTAACAAATACATCTTTAGAACCTGCACTAAAATTAACTGCACTTCCACCATTGCTAGACTCTAATATAGTATCACGAGATAAAGTAGTGCCTGATAGTGTGTATGTACCCACACCTACTTCCCATTCATTTGTATTGGCTAACTGTATCGTATAGAACGTAGTATTAGTATCACCAATAACAGAGAATGATTGAAAGCCTGTAGCAGCACCACCTAATGTAATTGTGCCTGTGCCTGTGGTCGTAGTGGTTTCTCTTACCCTATCTTTAACGACTAGAGCCATGATTTATCCTTACGCTAATGTAACTGAAAGGTTACCTGTTGAAATCTTAAAAATATCGCCAGAGTCAATAGCTTTAGCTGTATCCAAAGCTGTATGGTATAAAAGATTTCCTGATGTTGCTGCATCATTAATACCAATCCAACCTACTGTACCCCATGAAGCTGTTGCGGTAGGGAAGGTAACGTCAGCAGAGTTTGTAGATGCACCGTTAGATGGTGCGCCAAATGTAACTGCTGTTCTAGCGTATGAACCACCTGATACTTCTGTACCACTACCTGCGTCTGTAGGGTCTGAAGTCCATAGTGATACATAGACTGTTGCGACTGATGTATATGTTGTATTACGTAGAGTTGCATT